TGAAACTTAAAGAAGATGAAGATGGTAATAAGATTAGTGAAGTGCGAGGTATTCGTGCGGCATGTAAGATTATGAAAACTCGTTATGCGAAACCATTTGAATCAGTTCAAGTTAAGATTCCTTATGAGTCAGGTATGAGCCCTTACTCAGGATTATTAGATATGATTGAGAAGGCTGAACTTGTTAAGAAAGAAGGTAACTCACTGGTCTACACAACACTTGATGGAGAAATCATTAAGAAGTTTCGTAAAGGCTGGGAAGCAAATACTGACGGTTGCTTAGATATAGTAATGAGTGAGTATGGTCAAAAATCAACATCAAAGATAAGTACTGTAACACCTGAGGAGGAGAGTACAGAATGAGTTTAGCATTTACAGCAGAAATATGGGATGCATTACGTACCCATATTGATTTCAATGACCGTAGTGATGCGGCTGACACATTGATTAATTTGTTAATTGATAATAATTACGAAGCAAGTGACATTAAAGATTCTTTTAAGAATGACAAAGAGGTACTTAAAGCATTAAAAGGTTATACTGACCAACAAGATGGCGAAGAGTACGAAGAATATGACGAAGATGAAGACCAAGAAGAATGGGATTAAATGTCAAATTGGTACACCAGGATCACATCTAATCTAGCTGTGATACCCGATTTCATATCTCATTGTGAGAATGAACTATTATCTGCAAAACAAGAGGTGAAGGTATACGGCAATGTTGAAAAGAACATTGCCGCATTACCCGGGATGACCGAACATCGTTTTAATCAACTACAAGAGATAGAAGCAGTATTGAACTATCTCAATATCCAATTACGAAAAATTCGCCGAAAGCATTTTCAAAAATATTTAGAAGCGTATAACAGAGCATTGACAAGCCGTGATGCTGAAAAGTATGTAGATGGTGAAGATGAAGTAGTAGATTTTGAAACACTTATTAATGAAGTAGCATTACTACGAAATCGTTGGTTAGGTATAATGAAGGCATTAGAATCAAAAAACTTTATGTTGGGTCATATTGTCAGATTGAGAGCAGCCGGTATGGAGGATATTACAATTGGTTAACAATACATATAGCAGTAACACAATAACAATAACTGGATCTGGTGGTAGTGGAATGAACAATATTAGTCCGTTATCTATCAACCCAATATCGTTGGATGATGGTTATCTTCAAAACTTGTTTAAAAACATTAATAGAAGTGATTATGTAAAACGTTATGAAGTAATTGAAGCCACTGAAGATATACTAGCATTGAGCGTTACATGGAAACGATTGCGTGATATCAAAAATGAGGGCGGTAGCTTAAATGCATCGGTTACTACATTATTAGATGATCACCTATTCAGAAAAATAGAAGAACCTGATAGGATTCGTGCTAATGAGATAAGAGATTATTTCAGCAAAAAAATTATGTTATGGACTCTTAAAAGTGTTAAGTTGTCTGCCTATAGACAAGACCTGAATAAATTTATTCATGGTGATGGTAAAAAAGTCACAGAAGAATTATTGCCACTCATTTACAGATTGCCTGAATTCTATGAATACGATATTCAATTTGACCAGCTCAAAAGAAAAATTAATTTAGAAATAACTAATTTCAGTAACATAGATAGTGTTAAAAAAATTACTACACTAACTCCTATAACAAGTTTTTACAAAACTAACAAACGTGTAAAACATTTTGAATATTGGTTAAAGGATAGTAATGACAATGCTCATTTGATTACAATTGAACCAAAGAACCCATTGAAACATATTTGGGATAAGATTTTTACCAATGGTCAAATACGTATAGAAGGCACATGCTATCCTAAAAAGTATGATGAATTACAATACTATCAATTATTAAATTGGTCGGCAATCTAAATTTGACAATAAATGGATCTCCTGCTATACTATGGGTATATTAAATAAAAGGAGAAAAAAATGCGTAGTTTTACTTTTGATGTACTAGAAATGATGAATGCAAATGGTTATTCTCGCCGAGTAGAAGGCTCTAACTGGTACATATTAGCCCGTGATATGTCACGTGCCGGCCGTGCTACTTTGGTAGAAAACAGTCGTGTATTTTGTGGTTATGGTGGTTCCCGTGACGTAAGTTATGTGCGCTATAACTATACTGTAAACGAAGTTGTATAAAAACAACAGACCCAAATTTGACAATAAATCAATTTGGGTCTATAATAGAGTCTTATTCAGTTAAAAGGGTCTTATGAGTTACAAAGTTGTTGCTGACAAATATCAGATGGACGAAATGCGTACAAAGTATGGTCCTAGAAACGGTCTAGAAAGCCCGTTCAATTTCTCCGGAAGAGTGTTGTATTATGACAACAAAGAAGGCCAGTACTACGATCCTAAGTCAGATTTTTATGTAGAGCAGTCGGAAATGAATGAAATTCATGCTAGTTTGATAGCCAAAATTTGACAATAAATGGGTATTCTGCTATAATAGAATCTTAGACAGTAAAGAAGAGGACTACGAAATGACTACAGAATTCAAATCTTGGGAAGAGTTGACGCAATTGGAACAAGCCCAATCTATATATTGGGATATGTACAAGGACGCTTACGGTGTTCGCCCTCGCGGGGTTGACACTTCACACTGGACCCTTGAGGATTTTGAAGCTGAGTTTGAAGGACTTGGTGTAGCTATTGAGGCCGAAGAAAAGGTCCGTGTTCAGGCAGAACAACATGCAATTTTCTCTTTTGAGAAAAGGGTTAGTGACCTGATCTTTTCAGGTGCTAAGGACCGTGCAACAGCAATTCGCTGGATCCACGAAGCTGAGGACACTCAAGGTGATGATGAGTACTTGTGCTATACATTGGGCTTGCCCTACATGTATTTTCGTAAGGTAGCTTAATTTGACAATAAATGGCATTCATGCTATAATACTTGTATTGATTAACACACAGGAGAAGCTATGTCTACAGTTCGTATTTTGTCAGGTTCATATCGTAATGAAGCAGTTAAAGGTGAAGTGTTTACACTTGTCAAGGGTTTTCAGACAAGTAAAAAAGGTAGTTATGTGACTGTTAAAAATGATGGTCAGTTCCCGGGTCGTAGTGCTGAGATTAAAATCTTAGTAGATGCGATTGATAATATTGAATTTTTAAATGGAGATAAAGTTATGGCTAATGCTGTAGTAGAGTTTAAGAAAGAAGCAGTTAAAGAAACAGAGCAGGAAGCAATGGACCGTATTGCTACTCGTTTCGAGGTCCTTGATGAAATGTCACGTGCGTGTATCAATGGTGATATACGTGCGATGATTGTTTCAGGCCCGCCCGGTGTCGGCAAAAGTTATGGTGTTGAGACTCAAATGGAAAAAGCAAGTATGTTTGACAAACTTGCAGGCAAGCGAGTTCGTTTTCAAATTGTTAAAGGTGCTATGACAGCATTGGGTTTGTATACTCAACTGTACAAGTATTCTGACACAAAGAATGTGTTAATTTTTGATGATTGCGATTCAGTTTTTACTGATGACTTGAGTTTGAATATTCTCAAGGCCGCACTTGATTCAGGTAAGACACGTAGAATTTGCTGGAATAGTGATTCACGTTTGTTGCGTGAAGAAGGTATCCCGAATACTTTCAACTTCAATGGTAGTGCTATCTTTATCACTAACTTGAAATTCGGCAATCTCAAATCTAAGAAATTGCAGGATCACTTAGAAGCATTGCAGTCACGTTGTCACTTTCTTGACTTGACTATTGACGGTGATCGTGATAAGATGTTGCGTATCAAGCAGGTTCATCGTGATGCTGAAGGTGGCTTGTTCAAAGACTATGATTTTACTGAAGAACAATCACAAACTGTTATTGGTTTCATGTGGGACAATCATACTAAATTACGTGAAGTGTCCTTGCGTATGTGTTTGAAGATTGCAGACTTAGTTAAGATCAGTCCCAACAACTGGCAGAATCTTGCTAAGACAACTTGTATGAAAGCATAACCCTGCAGTGTGCGTAAGGGCAATGTCAATAAGTCCCTTTCGATAAGTTTTTCGTTTCTTTCTTTAAGTACTTTTGGGAGACTTCGGTCTCCCCCTTTTTTATTGATTTTTTGTTTTATTTATTGTATAATTATTGAATGATTGAATTGAATAATAAAGAACAACTTATATATTATATGGTTACCAACTTAAGATTAAGTAGGTATGATATTCGTTTCCTTCAGAACCTTGAAAAAATTAGCTCGGTTAAAAAACGTATTACAAGTAATCAAGTAGAATTAGTTGATAAACTTGTAGAAAAATATGAACGGCAATTTGTAAAAAATCAAATGTCTATTAAAGATTTAGCAAAACTTCCTTGGAAAACACTTGTAGTAGAAACTACGGATGAATATACCTCTGCTCATATAGGTATACTAAATGATAATCTCATATTAAAAACGCCTTATAACAAAGCTTTTATTACTGCATTCAGAAACCTCAGTCAATCTAGTTTTGTCTGGGATAACGTCAATAAATACTATATCGCTGATTTAAGTACCTTTTCATTAAAACTAGCATTCCGTATGACTGCAATTTTCTTCAATGAAATTAGGTTTAGTGATAATGTTAAAAAAATATTAAATCAACAAGAGTATTACAAAGATGTAAAATACTGGACACCCACATTAGTGTGTGTTAATGGCAACTATATGATAGCTTGTACTAATAAAGCATTGGATGAATCTATTAAACATATTACATTAAATACCGAACTAACAACATTAGCAGAACTAGTACGATATGGTATACAAATTGACGAAAGTATTTTGCGAACCGATGAAGAACGATTTGCTGGATCATATAATCCTAAAGTAGAACTAAACAACATATGCGATATTGTGCCTTGGCTACAGAATATCAAATGTGATTATGTTTCTGTATCCGGTATAGGATTATCAACTAACTTAAAGTTTAAGAATGACTTAAAGCAAGCACTAGAAAAGGCAGGCATACAGTATAATGATGCCGGCCGTTTTGCATCACATATGAATTTAAGCAAATATAAATTTCCAGTCATTGTAAAATTTAAGTTAATATCTGAAGATTATACAAATGTAGCAAAAGTAATAGATATAGTAAATAGTCAACCAATTAACTTGGAAAAGAATGAAACAATGTAAAATAATCGTCAAAGACGAAGTGAATGTAAAGATAGAGGGACTTGAACTATCAGAGCGCAAAGCACTGATGAAAATGTTTGAGTACGAAATACCCGGTGCACGTTATTTACCTGCAGTAAGACTAGGTAGATGGAATGGTAAAGTAAGCTATTTCAGTTTAGCGGGTAGCACATACATTAACTTGTTACCTGAAATACTTCCTTACCTAGACAATGCAGGATATGACATTGAACTAGATGATTTAAGAGATTATACTACAACCTTCACATTCGACAAAGTGTCCGAGGATACGTTCAAACACAAGAACTGGCCTAAAGGACATCCTAAAGAAGGTACTTCAGTAGTACTACGTGATTATCAAATTGAAATTGTAAACAACTTCTTAGAGAACCCTCAATCATTGCAAGAGATTGCTACAGGTGCAGGTAAAACACTAATGACTGCCGCATTAAGTTATAGCATTGAGAAGTATGGGCGTAGTATTGTTATTGTTCCAAACAAGTCACTAGTAACACAAACAGAAGCTGACTACATCAACCTAGGATTAGACGTTGGTGTATACTTTGGTGATCGTAAAGAGTTTGGCAAGACACACACTATCTGTACTTGGCAGAGTTTGAATAACATGCTTAAGAAAACAAAAGCAGGTGAAGCAGAAGTAGAGATAGGAGACTTTATTGAAGGTGTCGTTTGTGTAATGGTTGATGAGGTGCATATGGCTAAAGCAGATGCACTAAAAACATTGCTTACTGGTGTATTCAGCAAAGTGCCCATTAGGTGGGGATTAACAGGCACTATCCCTAAAGCTAAATTTGAAGCACAAAGTATCTATGTAAGTTTGGGAAATGTTATTGGTAAATTAAGTGCAAGTGAATTGCAGGATCAGGGTGTATTAGCACGTTGCTATGTTAACATTATGCAATTACAAGATGGTAAAGAGTTTACTAACTATCAAAGCGAATTGAAACATTTACTAGAAGATAGCGAAAGATTGGATAAGATAGCTAGCTTAATCAGTGGTATAAATGATACCGGAAACACATTGATCCTTGTAGATAGAGTTAATGCAGGTAAAGAGATTGTTAGTAGATTGCCCGGTAGTGTATTTGTTAGTGGTGCTACTAATATGAATGAACGTAAAGAAGAATATGATGAAGTTGCGACAAGCACTAATAAAATTATTGTTGCTACTTATGGTGTGGCTGCTGTTGGTATCAATATACCCCGTATTTTTAATCTTGTTCTAATAGAACCCGGAAAAAGCTTTGTCCGAGTTATTCAAAGTATTGGGCGTGGTATTCGTAAAGCTGAAGATAAAGACCATGTACAAATCTACGACATAACAAGTAGTTGTAAATTTGCCAAACGACATTTAACCCAACGTAAGGCATTTTATAAAGAAGCAAACTACCCGTTTGATGTAGAAAAGTTGACATACAGATAAGAAAGTGATATAATAACAATATGAGAATTTTAACATTAGATAACGAGTTTTATAACCTAGAAACACTACCCGAAGAAATTGATGACCTTCGCTTTGCTATACTAGATAACAGTAATCCACAAAATGTAGATTATCATTACATCCCATTAATCTTTTTGGAATCATTTAACAGTCCTGCACTCGTACTAAAGATAGGTAATCAAACAGTTAAAATGCCAGTTGATTGGCAAATACTAATCGGCGAACAAGAACATGGTGATTTAGAAACATTACCACTAACTAGTATCAATGATAGAGGCTTCAATGCGTTTGAGTTTAATCCACTAACTAGTTTTAGCCCAAGTTTTGTACCGATTGAGATTGTAGATATATATCACGATGTAACCTGGTATGCCCCTAGATTGAAGAACGGACAATTCTTATGTGTACCAATTGAAGATGGACCTAAACCTCGTTGTGTATACTTTGTAAAAGAGATTAGTCGTAATTGTGAGATTGTAGATTATAGTCAGGCATTCTAATGGCAACTAAAAAGAGTACTCCCGTTGATGAGAAGTTTGAAGCGCAAGACTTTAACTTGTTTGATGCATTATTGGCTATGGACAAGAAAAACTATGAGTATTATGATAGGTTAACAGAAGAACAACAAAAGAAGTTTGTTCCCTATATGATGACACATTGGATGAGTGCTATCAAAGGTTCAGGAGATGTTCAAGGTTATTACTTGCGTAGCGTAGATTATCATGCTAATAAGTATCTATTCAATGAATATGTGCAGAAGCATCCTAAACTACAATGGTATATGTTGTGTGCTAGTAGTCCCGGATTAGGCAAACAATTTCATCAATGGATACCTCATTTAGGAAGTAAAGTAACATCATTAAAAGAACCTGCTAAAACTAAAGATATTAAAGAATATTACACTAAGATTTATCCTAAAGTAGATAGTGATGATATTGATGAAATAGCTAAAGCTTTCGTACAAGAACATAAACGTAAATGCTATCTAGCAGAAACATATCCGAACTTAAAACAATCTGATATAGAAGTTCTTAGTCAATTGGTTACAGAAGAAGATATTAAGCAATATGAAAAAGATCGAGGAAACTAAATCACTATATGGATGTGAGTTTTGTAAAGCTACGTTCCAACGTGAAAGTACTATACTCAAACACATATGTGAACCTAAACGTAGATGGTTAGAACGTGACCGTCAAGGTAATCGTGTAGGTTTCCAAGCTTGGCTTCAGTTCTATAAGAAAAACACCTCAGGTACAAAGAATCGTACATATGAAGAATTCATTAAGAATCCGTACTATCTTGCGTTCATTAAGTTTGGTCTATATTGTGTAGAGATTAAGTGTATAAATGTTAGTAGATTTAGTGATTGGTTATTGAAAAATTCAATACGTATTGACAACTGGAGACAAGATAGTAATTACACAAAGTTCTTGTGCGAATATTTGCGTATTGAAGATCCGTTGGATGCAATACATCGTAGTATTGAAATCACTATAGAAAAAGCAGAAGCAGAGAAGATTCAAAGTAGAGATTATTTACGTTACGGCAATCCAAACAATATATGTTATGAGATTGCTAGAGGAAGAATTAGTCCATGGATGTTATATCAAAGTGATAGTGGTGTACAATTCTTAAGTACATTACGTGATGACCAGCAGAAGATGATTATGGACTACATTAATCCAGAGCAATGGGCTATTAAGTTTAAGCGTGATCCTGCGAATGTTAAACAAGTTAAGGAATTATTAAATGCCGGCGGGTACTAGAGTTCGTATATTATGGCAAACAAATCACAAACATCCTATATGGAATGAACTTTGTGCAAGGGCTGTGGAAAAGTTTGGCTTGCCGGGTGATAAGTTTGAAACACATGTGACCGAAGATTACATGGATTTCTACTTTAAAGATGAACGTGATGCCATTATATTTGAGTTGACCTGTGGCTGACGTTATACTATACATTACTGCCAAAAGAACTATGGAGATAGGTCAGGAGTTAAGGACAATGGGTTATATTCAGGGTGTTGATTTTGATTATGCTTACTACCAAGAAAAATATGATAACTTTAGTCATGATCCTATTGTAAAACGACATGCAAGGTTTACTTTTTACGATGATAGTAATGCTAGTTACTTTGCACTAAGATGGCTATGATTATTGAACATTATGATTATAATGTTGGATGGGAAAATACCAAACCCGGATGGTACGAATGTACGGTTCGTGCCAAACGTTTTGACAAAATTAATGAAATAATTAAATGGTTAGAAATTAATATAGGCAAATATGAAAGACATTGCAGATGGGGTGTAACTGATGATGACTCCATCAGTTTTAAGTTTAGGTATGAGAGAGATTATATTATGTTTACGTTGAGGTGGAGTTGATGGCAACAATACCTAACATACAAGATTATGATGATGATGACCCAAATATAGATCAACGAAGAAATCGGTGGAATTATTGGGAAGCATTAAAGAAAGTGCGTAAAGAATATATGGCACAGAACAAAGAATTTGACGCATATGATTTTGAAGATTACCTATTAGGACAATATGGATTAAGAATGAACATAGTTAATGGTAACATAACAGATGGTTATGAAATTGTTGACGAAAAGAAGTACCTAATATTTTTATTAAAATTTCAATGAACAATACTCCCTTTCCCATAACCACTGTACAAAACAATAAATTTCTAGTATCATGGCCTAGATGGCAGAATATTAAACACTTTCATACAAAGAAAAAACTATTGGCTGTATTGTTTGCTGATATTGGTAGTGAAGAAGTTGGTATCGCAATAATGGCAGGGGTACTAAGTGGTGGAGAAGTAGATATCATGTGGATTACAATGCACACCTGGGCACAAGATGTTAACGGAGACTATGCTAGATACCTAGAAGATATGTATGATATTAAAGGTGTAGCATTTAATAATGAAGATGAAGCAATACAGTTTCAGGATTATTTAGAGAAGAAATATATTTGGAAAACACTACAGGCATAATATGGCACAGGATATAATGATAGATATGGAAACGCTTGACACAAGTCCTGATTGTGTTATACTAACTATCGGCGCGGTGAGATTTGATCCTAAAGGTAGTGGAGTTGTTGAAAGACTAGAATTACGACCAACGATTGAAGAACAAACAGAAATATATAATAGGAGTATAAATGAAGATACATTACGATGGTGGGGTGAGCAAAGTCCTGAAGCACTTGAAGAGGCTATGGGAGAAGAAGGCAGAATTCCGTTTAGAGAGTGTATGGAGATACTTTATAAGTTTTGTTGGAATCGCCGTGCTGTTTGGAGCAATGGTGCATCATTCGACGTGGTTGTGGCAGAGTCGGCCTGGAGAAACCTTGAAATGCGAACCCCCTGGCCTTTCTACACCGTCAGAGATACACGTACCTTGTATGAGATAGCCGGAGTAAAATTAAAAGATGGCGGGCATGTGACTAGCCATAAAGCAGTAGAAGATGCAGAACGTCAAGCTATCGTTGTACAAAAAGCATATAAAAAATTAGGATTAAGTAATGAGAATTGATAGTGATATTGATATTGACTTTGGTGATAGAGATACTCTATTAAAGTTAATACCTCACACACGTGCGGCAATGCGTAATGTTAAACCTATACGCAATCATGCTACAGGTGTATACATTACTGATGTACCATATGATCCAGTACACAATATAGCAAGTATTGATTATACCGTTGCAGATAAACGTGGATATTTCAAATTAGATTTATTGAATGTACACGTTTATACTCAGGTACGTGATGAACAACATCTACTAGAATTGATGAGAGAACCTAATTGGGGTAAATTAAAAGATCCTATATTTGTAGAGAAATTGATTCACTTAAACAATCAATACTACAATCTACAAAAGATGCCAGAACCAATAGATAGCATTACAAGATTAGCTATGTTTCTAGCTGTTATTCGTCCCGGCAAGAAGCATTTGATTGGACTACCCTGGCAAGAAATTGCCAAAACTGTATGGGATAAGGGAACTGACGGGTATACTTTTAAGAAATCTCATGCCATAAGTTATTCATGGCTTGTTGCAGTTCACATGAATCTATTAGGGTAAGCGTTTAACTAATGTAATACTACGGCGTTTACTTCTACGTTTGTTTAATTCAATTATACTACATACAGGGCCATGTAGTATTGTGAGACTTTTATTATTGAATGTCCTGATATAGGGTCTAAAGATACTCCATTCGTCTTTAAGAAACAGATTTATGGGAATTAATCTATTACTTTCCCACCACCAAACATCTCCTAGTTCTAGGAATTTATCTTTAATATCATTATCTATTATAGATCCGTAATCGTATATAGTGGTAACTATATCGTCTCGGTTCTGGACAATCCCCACATAATCTTGATTTGCATAGGAACAAATGGTTATAAAGGGATGACTGTCGCTTAGGCGCTTAAAAAACTCGTTTTGTATCATTAAAATTATAGTCTCGGATATATTTATCACCCTTCCCAAACCATTAATAAAATAATATATATGGGAGACTAAATACACAATAGGAGATTACATTTGTGTACTCAACCCAAGTTTTCGTTTATACACAACGTCAGATCGTTGTATTATTATCAGGATATTCGCCAAGGAGTTATATGCCTCAGTATGCCAAACCACTGACCTTACATAAAGGTGTAGACAATCAAATACAGTTTCAGTTTCTTAATCAGCAACAGAAACCAGTAGATATTACCGGAAAATCTATTGTATGTAGAATTATTAACAATACTGGTGGAGCGGTATTATTACAAAAAGCATTAACATTACAATTACCCGCAACGGGTATTGCAGCCTTAGAATTAGGTCCTGCGGATATAGATGGATTTGACGCACAAAAATGTTACTATTCATTAGAAATCCCAGTTGGTGCTTTTGACTTCCCTGTATTTGTAGACCAAAATGCAGGTGGTCGTGGTGATTTGAATATTGTTAATAGCATCCTCCCTAGCTTCATTCCTTCAATGCCTGTAACAATTCCTACAGGGCAGGTATTCCCCAACAACAATAGTAATGGTAATAGCGATAGCAATTTGATATATTATACTAGCGTAATCACTACAAATGATTCTAGTGTATTGACCTTACAAGCTGAGTACAGTGACTATTATGGTAACATTGCTATTGAAGGTTCTACTATTGTTGATGGAGATTGGTATCCAATCTTTGATGACACGTATGAAGAAGTAACCGATACAAAAGGTTATGTGGTAGAGGGTTTCCACCCATATATTAGAATGCAATTTGAAAGCAATTCTGGTGCAGTAACTAATATATTAGCAAGATAAACAACCATAGTTGTTGATATCTCTGTTAGTATATGTTATACTACTACTAATGTTTGATATTTTATCCATAATTCCCGGCAAGAAAAAAACTACAAGTAGCGGATGGCATAGCTTTAATGCTATCTGTTGTGGTCATCTTGGGCATAAACCCGATCGTAGAATGCGTGGTGGTATTAAGTTTGACGGACAAACTAACTGGTCTATGCATTGCTTTAACTGCGGATATAAATGTAACTTTGTATTAGGTCGTAGCATATCGTACAAAACAAAACAACTATTGTTATGGTGTGGTATTGATGACACTCAAATAGGTAAATGGAGCTTAGAAAGTTTACAACAAAAAGATTTACTTGAAATTGTTATACAAAAGAAAACTAAAATAAAAATAAAATTCAAGGATCACGATTTACCTGAAGGTGAAATGTTAAATGGAAATAATCCATTACACAAAGTATATGTTGATTATGTACAGTCAAGGGGGATAAATTATAATGAGTATCCGTTCTTAATAACACCTACTGCAAAAGGTCGTTACGCAAATAGAATAATCATCCCCTACACTTATAAGAATAAAATTGTTGGTCACACTAGCAGATTCTTAGATAATAAAATACCAAAATACATTAACGAACAACAGCCTGGCTATGTGTTTAATATTGATATACAAAAACCTGAATGGCAGGTATGTATATTGACTGAAGGTATATTTGATGCATTAAGCATTGATGGTATAGCAATCATGCATGATGATATAAGCAATGAACAAGCACAATTGATTGCATCATTAAATAAACAAATTATTGTAGTTCCTGATAGAGATAAAGCAGGATTAAAGATATGTGATAGAGCATTAGAATTAGGCTATAGCGTTAGTTTACCTAATTGGGAATCGGATATTAAGGACGTCAACGATGCTGTTGTAAGATATGGCAAGTTGGCCACTCTATTAAGCATCTTGCAAAGTGCTACGATGAGTAAAATAAAAATAGAAATGCAGAGGAAGAAAATTGAGAAAACAATCGGATAATAAAGAATATAGTGTAGAATTGCAGAAGTTGTTTCTGCAAATGATGATTACAAATGCCGAATTATACACTAGAGTTATGAATATCATGAACTCGGAGAATTTTGATAAATCACTACGACCGGCGGCAGAATTGTTCAAAGAACATACAACAAAATACGGGGTGCTACCCGACAGTACACAAATTAAAGCATTAACTGGTATAGATATTGAAGTCATACCTGAATTGAGTCAAGGACATTATGATTGGTTCTTTGAAGAATTTGAATCATTTACTAAACGACAAGAATTAGAAAGAGCAATATTAAAAAGTGCTGACTTACTTGAGAAGGGTGACTTTGGTCCGGTTGAGAAACTAATTAAAGATGCGGTACAAATCAGTTTACAAAAAGACATGGGTACTGATTACTTTGCTGACCCAGCCGGTCGTATTAACAAATACTTTAACAGTGGTGGACAAGTTAGTACAGGCTGGCCACAAATGGATAAGATACTGTATGGTGGTATGAGTCGTGGCGAATTAAATATCTTTGCCGGCGGTTCAGGATCTGGTAAATCACTTGTGATGATGAACATAGCATTGAATTGGTTACAGACAGGTATGAGCGGAGTATATGTTACATTAGAATTGAGTGAAGAACTAACTAGTTTGCGTACTGATGCTATGTTAACTAATATGGGAACAAGAGATATTCGTAAAGATATTGGATCAACTGAACTTAAAGTTAAGATGGTTGGCAAGAAAGCAGGTAAGTATCGTGTTAAAGGATTGCCTGCACAAAGTAATGTAAATGACATTCGTGCTTATTTGAAAGAGGTACAGATACAAACAGGTATTAATATTGACTTTGTAATGATTGATTATTTGGATCTAGTTATGCCGGTATCAGTTAAAGTTAATCCAAATGATCAGTTTATTAAAGACAAGTATGTTGCAGAAGAATTGCGTAATCTTGCAAAAGAGATGGGTATATTAATGGTAACTGCAAGTCAATTAAATCGTAGTGCAGTTGATGAGATTGAGTTTGACCATAGTCACATTGCAGGTGGTATCAGTAAGATTAATACTGCTGATAATGTGTTTGGTATCTTTACAAGTCGTAGTATGCGTGAACGGGGTAAGTATCAAATTCAATGTATGAAGTCACGTAGTTCAACAGGTGTCGGTATGAAAATTGACTTAGAATACAATATTGAAACTATGCGTATTAGTGATAACGGTGGTGATGGTGAAGATAGTTATAAGCCCCAACCCAGTGCTAATCAGATTATGAGTTATTTGAAGCCTCAAAGTACCTTGCAATCAACAGAACCTATCATAGACCAAGCTACAGGAGAGATACTAGAACCTGAAAATAAGAAAATTGTAGTAGATGTTCAGGGGTCAAAATTGAAGAATTTGCTGAATAGCTTAAAGAAATAAAACCGTAAAGTAGATAAATACTATTAGGAAACTATTATGCAAAAACAAACTCGCAGCCTTCTGCAGGAATTGGAAGCTATCGGAAATAACCGTGATACAAGTCATGTTATTGAAAGTAGAGCCCACAACATCATTACTAGTGCTATCAATTTGCTAGAGATGATTAATAGGAATTATCCTAAAGAACAAGCAGAGATATTAGAAAGAAAGTTACTAGGTGCGATTAAATCACGTGACCAGGGTAAGTTCTCTAAATCAATAAAGAAGAACAGTGACAAAGAGCAGTTATGAATTTACCGGAAGCACTAGCATTACTTAAATCTAAAATTGACACACTATCTATAAATGAAGATAAAGGTCATTTAGACCATCCTGAAGATTTAATCTTTTTGGGTGGAAGTGAGGGTGCTAATCGTGCTATACAAGCCATGAATGCAACAGTTAAGAATCCGGCAACAGTTACAATCAAATGGGATGGATATCCTGCATTGATATTTGGACGCAATAGTTCAGGTAAGTTTAGTATTATGGACAAGCATATGTTCAATAAGAAAGACGGTACTGGTAGACAAGTATTCAGTCCTGAGCAGTTTGTGCAATATGACCAAGCTCGTGGTGTAGGTCGTGATAGTTTATGGCCTATTATTAATGAGATATGGCCTGGATTAGAAAAAGCTAGCAAAAATAGTAAAGGTTATTATTGGGGTGACTTGTTATTTCATCAACCGTTAAAAGACCAAAATGGTAGTTATGTGTTCAAAGCTAATCCTAATGGTATTACTTATAAAGTAGAAGCTAATAGTTCAGTTGGACAATTAATAGGTGGAAAACGTGCTGGCATTGCAGTTCACCAGTATATTGATCCTAACGCAATGACTACTGACGAAGCATCTACGTTGAATGGAAATATAGGACAATTAAAGAATAATAGTGATGTTGCAATTGTACCTAGTGCTATGCCAACAGCCCCTAAGCTTAAGCTAGATAACACATTAGTAAAGAATGCACAGAATGCAATTAAGAAATATGGTCCTGCTGTAGACCAATTGATGAATACTGCTCCTCAAGCACGTAATACATTTAATCAATTGTTTACTGTATACATTAATAAAAAAATTGTTGCGGGTGATTTGAATAATTTACTTGCAGGATTTATGGACTTTGTACAGAATAGACCAATGACTGATAAAATGAAGGCAAAGATAGTTGAGCATTTACAAGCCAATGAAGCTGGGTTAGTTGGTGCTTTCACTATATGGATTGAGATGTATAAACTCAAAATGTCAGTAGTTAATCAATTGAATAAAGCCGCAGAAGTTAGTCCTGTTAAAGGATATTTACAAGACGGAACCGAAACACATGAAGGTTTTGTATCAAATGGGTTGAAATTTGTAGATAGAATGGGTTTTAGTCGTCAAAATCTAGCCGGAAGATAAGCCCAAAACCGACATTTTTTGTTGCCAGGCATAAATAATAGTAGAGCTATATGCTCACAAACTTAAAGGAATTTTAAAATGGCACAATTTACAAAAACAAATGGCGACTTTCTACCGGTAATTAACTTTGATAGTCCAGCATACACAAACAGCGGTGCAAACGCTGTTACTTCAGGAGCTACGGTACAACCACAAGGTCCTAAGCTAGACTTCTTCACTATTACAGCGGCATCTACTGGTGCGTTGACAGGTACTCAAGTTAGTTTAATCATTCAAGCTACTCAACAATTAGCTACAGTTTATATCTATGAGTTCACAACTGCTGGTCCTGACACATTAGCAATGGCTGTGTACCCAACAGGTGCATGGACAGCTACTACATTGCAAGCGGCAGTTCGTACAGGATTGACAGCTGGTGGTGCAGCCAATGCAGTAGTTGCTACAGCTACAGCTACATTCACAAACTAATCAATTAGTTTTTGAAACAAGGGCCCAAGAATTTCTTGGGCTTTTTTACCTCTATTAAATAGTAGTATGAGTTATACTATTACTTGCTATACACTATTTGATATTACGCCTACTGGTGTAGTCAATAGAAATCGTCCAGTAGAGGATGAAGAAATAGCATCTTGGCTATATAAAAGAAATACGCAATGCAATTTTGATACCGTACTTCAAGCTATTTCATTACGTAGTCAACCTGAAATAACTAGAATGCCTGAAAAAACACAGATAAGATTTGATGAATTTACAGACTTTGGTTTTCTATTTGATCAAAAAGAAGATGAATTATACAATTGCTGGTCCTTTGATTTTCAAATACAACATGCTAGTGTATTCAATGATGGGGTTAATGATTTAGGAGCGTTGTATAGTGATTGTGATACAGTACCAATGATTAAAACTGATACTGTTTGGGATAAACTTCCTGCATTTTTAGATACATCAGTTGAACTTAAAAACATATATTTTAAGGTAGTAAAATATGAGTAAAAAAATTAATGCAGAAAAAAAGCTAGAAAAGCTGATGAAAACAGATTTTGTTGGTCAATTGGAAGATGTTATTATTTTTCAAAATTCTGACAATAGCTATGAGCTATTCAATATGTATCATATTACTAAGAATAATAATAATGAATATATAGTAAAGATGCATACTACATTCACCACTCATAATTTTAACACGTTAAAACATGCTGTAGCTTGGTGTACATTTGACAAAAGAAATATGCTATATCAGGCTAATAGGATATTAAAATTGGACAATTTACTAGCTGGATTAGAGGTAGATATATCATTACATACCAAAATCTTCAAAAATGCTAAAAATACGGATGATCGTCTAATTGTTTTATCCAAACTAAGTGAAGATAAACTGAAAAAAAGACGTTTTACGGATGAATTATATACATATATTAATGACTCCAAAAAATGGCAAACTAAAAGATTTGACACAAAACCCTAACAATAAAACAAAAAAGATAAATACTTTATATTAGTCTTGGAATATAACTATGAAACTAACTGAATTCGACAACAAAAAAATATCAACTGCTAAACAAGCGTTGAATGAACACTATTCTCTTCCGTTCAATACAAAGAGAATGACCGTAACGGAAACTAAGTCTATGCTTAGTAAAGTTCGTGGATTGATTAATGAAACTAAATCATCTACTGAATTTTATCAAAGCCAAACTAGTCCATCGTACATGAAACTAGTGTTTATGGAACAAGCATTAGCTGATCATTTTAGCTACTTACAGTCACTACCTAGAACTCAAATCGTTGTAGAAAACGAAGAAGTTGAAAAGTCACAGGTTGTTCTTGCAGCCCAAGACATGGTAGACCAAGTACAGAAAATGGTTGAAGAAGTATCTGATATGTTAGTAAAAGAATTACCAGCATTAACATCAGGTGTTCAAAGCGAAATTGGTGTTAATGAAAGTGAAACTTTCAGTCAACAAGTTACTGAAGCATTAACTGCGTTACAAGCTTCATTGACACAAAGTAAAGGTACATTACAATCTGCATTGAACGGTATTACTGGTCAAGGTGGCGAAATGGCTGCTGATAATGCATTTGGTGATGAGGCTCCTGATATGTCTGCCAATATGGATATGTCTGCTGACTTAGCTGGTGACGGTGAAGAAGATTTCAGTGTTGACGATGACATTTCTGTTGAAGAACCAGAAGAAGAAGTACCTGTAGCAGGTGCTGGTCGCATAAAGAGATAATGCGTCTATTTGAACTATCTAATCCAAACCCACTATTAGTAAGATTAGTTGCTGTTACAAGTCAGTTAGCTAGCGATATTGATAGTGGTGTTGAACATTCGGATTGGACAGTTGACGAGTTATTACAATTCTATAAAGATAATGATATCATATTAGCCAAAGATGATTTGTATGGTATGATTAAAAAACCACCATTGAAAAACAAAATTTCAAACATTCAAGGTGATAAGGTTATATTTAAAGGTCAAGAAACTCCAGTTGAACCTGAAGAAGAAGAAAGCAAAAAAGTTGTCAAACAAATGGCACAAAAAGCAATGAAGTAAGATGATTACACTCACTGAAAAAGCTTCCAATAAAATAAAACAAATAATAACAAAACGTGGTAAGGGCCTAGGTATACGAATAGGCGTCAAGACCACTGGTTGTAGTGGACTAGCATATGTTTTGGAATACGTAGATGAATACAGTTATGATGAATCTACTATTAATTACGCACAAGATAGTTTTATTGTTTTGGTAGATAAGAAACATGATGTATACTTAAAAAACATGAATGTAGATTATGTGCGTAATGGGTTGAATGAGGGTTTTGAATTCAGTAATCCAAATGAGCGTGATAGATGCGGATGCGGAGAGAGTTTTAGAGTTTAACCTAAACTCTTGCATTAAATTATAAAATATACTATAATAATCTAATGTACATTCCAAACAAATATAACTATGTCCCTTTACTCAGGGAAACAATAAACGGCTCACGAAAATATGCTACTCCTGATGGTGAGAAACTTCCTAGTGTTACTACAATACTAGATGCTACTAAAAGTGAAGAATCTAAACAAGCATTACAAAATTGGCGAAAGCGAGTTGGTGTACAAAAAGCACAAGAAATCACAACTGAAGCCGCAGGTCGTGGAACACGAATGCACAAGTGGTTAGAAGATTACATTAAGACAGGAGTACTCAATGAGCCCGGAAGCAATCCGTATAGCTTGCAAAGCCATAAAATGGCCCAGTCAATCATTAATCAAGGTCTTGTTAAATGTAGTGAATGGTGGGGTACAGAAGTTCCTCTCTATTATCCAAAAATTTATGCAGGGACGACAGACTTAGCTGGTGTTCATGACGGCAATGAAGCTATCATGGATCACAAACAAACAAACAAGCCTAAAAAACGTGAGTGGATTGACGATTATTTTGTTCAGTTAGCAGCCTATGCTAATGCTCATAACGAAGTACACGGAACAAAGATACGTAAAGGTGTTATTTTTATGTGTTCCGCTGACAATCTCTATCAGGAATTCATATTAGAAGGTCCCGAGTTTGTCAAATACACTGACATTTGGTTCAGTCGTGTAGAGAAATATTATGAACAGTTCTTGTAACAAATAATGATAAATAAGTATAAATCTTCTAAAGAATTATACTTATGGCCATTATAC